TGGTCAGGTATGCGGTCGGCGATAATCAATGCCGTTAATAACAGATTAGGAATACCGTAGAATAATGTAGATAATCTGTCGTTAGACTATTTGAAACGCGGGCACAATTGAAAGGGATTAAAATGTCAATCGGTATTTGTAAAGTGTATCCAGAGTTAGGAACAATTGAGGATATTGACAGATGTTACAGTTTTCAGGCTTTAGATATTAGAAGTTCTAATATCTGTTGTAGTAATTGTTGTAGTTGGGTTCGGCGGCCGGCGCAATGTCCCTCCGAGCGAAAAACTCAACATTGCCTGCATTGCACAATTGAAAGGAAATAAAATGTCAAATTTAGGTGTTTGTAAAGTGTATCCAGAACTCGGTCCGACTGAAAATACTGACGGATGTTACAGTTTCCAGGTTTTAGATATAAGAACTTCTAATATCTCTTGTGGTAATTGTTGCAATTGGGTTGCGGTAGATTCAATTACAATGAATGATGTTGTGATGATGCTGTTTTCTGCTGGAAATAAAGTTTGGGGTGCTTGCGACCGTTTACCGTTTGAAGATTGCTATGGTTGCAGTGGCTGTGATACAGACAGATACCCTGATATGTGCAAAGAGTAGTTCATCCCTCCTTGCCCCCTGAATCACAGGGGGCTTTTTAATGGGCATAGGTGTTAGTTAGATAAAGAACTAACCAGGTCGGGTGAGGTAGCCTACAAATACTTTAGAACCGTCTTTTAGGACGTATTATTCAGTAAGCAAACTATAAGTAATTCTTATAAAGGGGGGTTTATACCAAAAATTATATAATACACCCAGCAGGACTTGAACCTACAACTTACAGATTAGAGGTCTGTTACTCTATCCAATTGAGTTATGGGTGTATTGGGGACTGCTTTTATTTTACGCTCGGCGTGGTTTTTGATATAGGGGGGGGTATAGGCCAAAATTTTATATATTATTAATTAATCAAAGCAATTAAATAGAGATAGGCCCCAAAAATTAAAAAAATCAATACTGCCCCGAATAGTAAAAGAATCTGGTCTTTCCAATTAAATTTTAATTGAATCATTTTTTGTCCACCTTAACCCAATGTTCCATAAATAGTTACATAAATATTAATAATAAAAATGTCTTTCTTTTTGATACAGGAGTATTAGGTCAAAATTTTATATGAAGATATGGTAAATCTTTCAATGTTGCTTTTACTATATCAACTGTTTCTTCAATCAAAAGTCCTTTAACTATATCAATATGGCCACAACGTATGCATTTACGCCAGCGACCTATTGGTTTATGCGTATCTCTATCAATTGCAAGACCATTAAAATCAGGAAGATTATTGGGTTGTTTGTTATAATTATGGCCCCAATACTTACAACTATGTTTAATATATTTCTTCATTTTGGTCTAAAACCCACTTTTTCTGTCGGTTCTATTTCAAAATCATAGTATGTTTCAATACAATTAACTCCGTTTTCATTCCAATAACTGATTTGATAAGTTAATGAATTATTGGGTTTAATCATAATTCCTATAATTTTGCCTTTATGCGGCCCAAAGTGCACAAGTTGACCTATTTGACATTTGGGGTTGATTTCCATTTTTTTCCTTTCAAATGATATATACAACAAGGAACCACGTTTTCATATATATAACCCTTTGATACATCAAGGGTTACAAGTTTATTAGCTTTATATGGTTGAAAAGTTTGATTACTTAAAACTGTTTTATATCCTAAAGTGGTTTTTCCTCCCCGCTCACAGAAAAAACAAGGTAATTGACTAATTTCTTCTATATCATTTTGCGTCAAAGTAAAAGGAATACCCAAACCTTTAGCATACCACAAATAACCACGCCACAAATCGTGAGTAAATATAATCCCTTTTGTTCTACCCATACACATATTATACCACATCAAAGACCATTTGTCAAGTCAATTTCTAACAAAATCCCAAAAATAATTGTGGACAAGCCGTTTTGATATAAAAATGAGGGTGGTCAATTTCCTACCCCTGTTTTTGATATAGAATTGATTGTTAGTTAGATAACTAACTAACTTTTCTAAATTTTCCGTCCCTTTTAAACAAGCAAAACTGAAAAAAAAGTGAGATTTTTATAATTACTTATATAAGAAAGACTTATATAAGAATTTTGAATGGTTTTTAAAAAATCTTTCCAGATTTATTTGCGTTTTTGAAAATAATACTTTGGTTATATATGGAAAGACAATTTTTCTTTTTTACTATTTTTTCTTTTTATCAGGGTATATATTAAAACTTTATAGAAATGTATAAAACCCTGTTGAGTAATAGAATGTATGCACAAAGCAATGGTAAGACAAAGAGCTTGATATATAAGTTTAACCTATGGTTGTGCCGGACTTAAATAAGCTGGCTGGCTATACAGAGACTAACTTATGAAAAAATGCTTAAATTGTAAGAAGTTGCTTGAAAATGACAGTTTTTGGTTTAGAAGTGATTCTTGGACGAAATACAGTTGGTGTATAAAATGTTGTTTTAAAAACCACAGATACCCAACTTTAAGTGAATTAGGGCCAAATGGACTTAATATCGAAAAACTGCGACAAATTAAAAGAAACACCAGATACCAACAGCGTTCAAGAAACCATAAAAACAGAACCCAAATTAGATATTACTCTGGGGGAGATGGATGTAACAAGCCAAAACCGCGAAAAAAGGTTTAAAAATGAGTTTATTGAAATAGCAAGTAGGTTAGTTGCTGCTGGTTTTTCAGAAACCGAACTGGCTTGGGTTTTTCGATGTGCTCCAACTACCATAAAAACGTGGAAAGCAAGATACCCACAATTTGAAGCAGCTTGTGAAGATGGTAAAAGAGTAATAAAACGCAAACTTGTTGCTGTCGCTATCAGAGAAGCAATGGGTTATTCTTATGAAAGTTCTAAACGTAAGATTATTCGTGGTGCAGATGGGGTAATTATAAAAGATGAAGAAACCGTATTTACCAATAAAACTCCCGTAAATCCTAATATATTAATATTTTTGCTTTGTAATTTAGCAAGACAGCTTGGAGATAATGATTGGGCCTCAAAACATACAATGGAAATGGCGGATGGGGGGGTTTCAATAAAAATTGAAGGAAAACTTGAGGGTGAGAGAATTGCTACTTTGGCTGGAAAATTGCTTCAAGAGGCACAAAAACCAGTTAAATTTGTTGAAAGTCAAGTAATTGAGAACAAATTATAGTGTTTTAGTTGACGACCCAGAAAAATTTTATATCTCAATTCCGACTAATTTAATTGAGAATATTAAATTTCGTCAAAAATTACACGAAATATTAGCAAGTGATTCTGCTGCGCAAAAAACATACTTGCAACTTTGTGTAGAAAAACCACAAATTGCGTTTAATTCTTTATTTTTTACATACAATCCAAGAAAACCGGCGGGGATGCGAAACTATCCTTTTATTTTGCGCCCCGCACAAGATGAAGCAGTTGTAACTTTAAAAGAAGGAATTGATAAAGGATTTGATATTGGAGTAAATAAAAGCCGTGATGAGGGTGCCACAGAAATAATAGCCAAATTATATATCTTATATTTTTTGACTGTGCCAGAAACGGCTTTTTTAGTGGGGTCAAGAAAAGAGGAATATGTTGACAAGACCGGCGACCCCAAGACAATATTTGCAAAAATGGATTATGCACTCAAACATTTGCCAAATTGGATGCAGCCGGTTCTTGAAAGAAACCACTTACATATTGGAAATAAGGTAAATAGTTCAGTAATAGATGGTGAAGCTACTAATGAAAATTTTGGGGCGGGTGCAAGAGCTACTTCTGTTATGTTGGATGAATTTGGGCGTGTGGAAGTTGGACTTGCAAAAAATATTCGTGATTCTATTGCCGATGTTAGTAACTGTATTATTTATAATTCTACCCATTTTTACGGAGCAGGGCATCCATTTAGTCAATTGCTTCATTCACAAAGTGTTAAAGTAGTATTATTGCCGTTTTATAGAAATCCTGAAAAGAACTATGGATTATATAAAAGCCCCAGACCAAATATAATTGAAATAATTGATATTGATTATTACAGAAAAGTTTGTCCGCAATTATTTACTGGAATACAACCGAATGTTTCAATTGGTTTAACTGATTTAGAGAAACAAGCAACAGAAAAACATATAAATTTAGACCTTGTTGGAATACATTTTGTTGCTGATGGATGCGAGAATATTCCGGGCGATTTAAGAAGCCCCTGGCACGATGAACAAGAAAAACGTAGAACCAAGAGAGACCTTTCACAAAACGTATGGATGTGCCCAATTGGTTCGGCTGATATGTTTTTTGATGCAGCAATCAATGATAGAATTAGGTCAAGTGTAATAAAATCACCACAAATAAAAGGCGAACTTGAGTGGATAGTAAATTCGCAAGGAAAAATACTTCCATTTTCAGTTTTATTTAAAGAAAAAGGACATAATAGGTTGTGGTGGTGGGGGGGTTTAAAAAATGATAGGCCAGACCAAACCCACAATTATATTATTGGTTGTGATATTTCAGTAGGAACCGGTGAATCAAATTCGGTTGCTGCTGTTTATGATGTAAATACACAGGAATTAATTGGACTGTATGTAAATCCAAATATTGGGCCGGAACCATTTGCCGACTACACAATTGCTTTAGCTTATTGGGTAGGCGGTATAAATACTCCACTAATTGTATGGGAAAAAAATGGCGGGCACGGAACTAACTATGGCAGACGATTACTTGCACACGGATATAACCATTTATATCGAACTGCCAAAGAGGGGGTCAAAACCCGCAAAGTAAAAAGTGAGTATGGTTGGTTTTGTAATATTGAATCAAAAGAGGATATGTTGACCCAATTACGTTCCGCAGTTGAAGAAGGATTAAAAACCCAGCGAAAATATAAATCAATAATAATTTATGATGAAGGTTTGGTAGATGAATTGGACAACTATATTTATTATGAAAATAGAGATATTGGATTTTCAGGAAGTGCAGACGAAAATAGTGGTGCAAGGATGCGGCACGGGGATAAAGTAGTTGGTGCGGGGTTATGTATTCTGGGATTAAAAGAACAAACTAAAGGGTCGATAAAAAGTTCAGATACAATTTCTCCGTTTAGTGTTGGGGGCCGCAGATTAAGACACCAACAAAACTTACGTCAACGAAAAGACGAATGGAAAGATAACCCAGATTATTTTGGATAGTTTATGTCGGAAAAAACTTTAGTTTCAAAAATTCAAACAGCAATTGAGACCTGCCACGATTTAACTAAACCAATGCGGGCAAAAAGGGAACAATTGTTGAATGAATATGCAAGCGGATGGTATGATGAAGTTGCAACAACTAAAAAACCATTGAATATGGTTTTTAGAGCAATGTCAATTATTCCACCTTTATTAGCAGCAAAAAATCCAAGAGCAATGATTAGACCAAGAATTGCTCCTTTATTGCCATTTGGTGAAACTTTTAGACTGGCTTTAAATCATTTGTCAGAAGAAATAAAATTAGGGCAAACATTACGTCAGGCCGTTATTGATTCTATGATGTATATGGGAATCACTAAAACAGGTTTGACAGATGGTGGCCCAAAAGTAGAAGATGCTTTGGGATATTTGCACGATGCCGGCCAATTATATTGTGATTGTGTTGATGGAACAGATTATGTATTTGATGTAGTGGCCCGTAAAAAAGAGGAGATGGATTTTGAGGGAAATAGATACAGGGTTCCGTTGGATTATATTACTGATAGCGGGATATTTCAGAACTATGATAAATTAAGTCCTACTTATGGCGAGTATGGGCAACAAGCAAAACGACCGGAAAGGAAAGCCAAACGAAATATTCTTAATTTTTCTATACAAGAAATACGACCGTATGTAGAAATTTATGATGTATGGATTCCTGCTGAAGATGTTATAATTACAATACCAAGTCAAGGACAAGGTGATAAACCATTGCGAATAGTAGAATGGCAAGGGCCGGAAGATGGGCCGTATGATTTATTATATTACCATATATTTCCAGAAAGTATTATTCCGATTCCACCGATTTGGGCGTGGTTGGATTTACACCACTTTATAAATACATTAGCCAGAAAAATGGCAAGACGTTCTGATAGAGAAAAAACTATTTTAGCTTATACCGGCACAGCAGAAGAAGATGCAACAACTGTAAAAGAAGCAGAAGATAATGAAGTTGTTCGGGTAGATGATGTTAATTCATTAAAAGAGATTAGTTTTGGCGGGAATACTGAAGACTCATACAATTTTATGCAGTGGTTAAAAATGGTATGGTCTGAACAATCCGGTAATCTGGATTTAATAAGCGGTGTTAAAACACAGGCCAATACGTTAGGTCAGGAACAAATGTTATATTCCAATGCCACTACAACTATTGATGATATGATAAATCAAGTGCATAATTTTAGCAAATCAATTTTTAGAAAATTTGGATGGTATGCGTGGACAGACCCATTAATGCAAGTTTCCGTTACCAAACGAGTGGCTGGCATTGATTTGGACGTTTATTTTAGTCCTGAATCCAAAGAGGGAGATTTTATTGATTACAATATTGATATTGAACCATATTCTTCGCAAAGAACAAATCCATTACAGCGTATGCGCAGAATAATGGAGATTGTAACAGGAGTAATTTTACCGACAGCAGATATTGCTGCAATGCAGGGAGATATGTTACAAATCAGACCATTGGTAAAATCACTTGCAAGAGATTTGGATTTAACTGATGCAGAAATTGATGAATTTTACAAAAACATAGTGCAACCACCCTCTTCAAATATGGGGCCGTATCAATTGCAACAAGGAATTGTTACACAGAAATCTCCTATGGCAACAGACCAACAAGGTGCAAGTGATGCAAATAAAATGTTAAATTCTGTGCAACAGCAAAATCGTGCAGGAATGAGAAGTTCTCCGCCGCAAACAAGCGAACTATGACAAAATTAGAAGAAATTAAAATAGTTGCTGTTAAAATGAAAAATGCAAAGCAATATTTTAATCCACTTATTGAAAATGATTGGATTGATTTACCATTTTTAGTCCAAAAATTTATTAACGATTTTGGGGTTCAAATTTTAGAGATTGTTGAAAGGAAATATAAATGGAAAAATTAGAGTTTTTAACTGAACTTGTTAAAACCAAATCCAAGAAAATCGGTTTGCGGATGTTTCACAAAAAATATAAAACACCCAGAGAAGATTTTTTAAAATGGCGTGAACTTTGGGGTATGATAAAAAAAGATTTGGAGAAAGAAAATGCCATTAACTGAAAAAGGTTCTAAAATACTTGCTTCAATGATTGAACAATATGGTGCCGAAAAAGGTAAGCAAGTATTTTATGCCAGTATAAATAAAGGTAAAATAAAAGGTGCAGAAGGTAAGAGTAAATCGCACGCGACTAAAAAAGCGAAGGGGTGGTGGAAAAAGAGGGGGTAGTTATGTGGTCTTATTGGATGGATATTGATGTTGAAGAACCATATTCATCAGACGGAGATTAGTTTATGGCGGCAGAAGTAAAAGTAACTATAAATTGTGATATAACTGGATTAGGAAATGAAATCCAAATAAAAGATGTATTTACTGGAACTACTCCAACTTTAGCAACAAAAATATATAAAGTTCAGGCGGTTTCGGATACTGCTGAAGCACTTGATTTAGGTGGTGTTTCTACAATTGAAGGAATTTGTTTAAAAGCAGTTGATAATGATATGGTTGTGGATGCAAGTTATAGTGCATCTTTTGTATCTGATTTATATATTGCTGAAGGAGAAACTGCATATTTTAAACCAAGCGGGGTTCCTTATATCAAAAATGAAACAGCAAAAGAAGTTTGCACGTATGAATATATTGTTTATGGAACATAGGAGAAAAAAATGTTTGAGTTTATCGGTAATTTATTTGGTTGGGTAATTGGTAACGCACTGTTAATTTTATGCAGTTATTTGGTTGGTTATTTGACCGGCCCAATTATAATGCCTAAAATTGGTAAAATGTTGGATAAATTATTCTGGAATAAGTAAGTGGCTGCAAATAAAGCAAGTTTTATTCCACAGGACTATAAACCAAAAAAACAGTATAGAAAATCTGATGGATTTTTTAGTTCTGCAATGGGAGTTCACCCGAATCAAGTGGCGGATGAATTGACACGACATCCAAATTGGAAATTTAATAATGAAGGTCAACTGTGGATAGAAAATTGGTCAGACCAAAAAAAGAAAGCTAAAGCATTGGGGATGCTTGTATGAAATTTATTCATTCAATTTGGTTCACTATATTATTGGTTATACTAATTAGTGGTTGTAATTCTGTTCAAATAAAAGGACAGATACTTGGTGACCCAAACCAAATTGCAATAATTAAAGTTCCAAAGGGAGGAAATGTCGCCGGAATAATTGTTCCAAAAGACGGAATATATTTATCTGAAGAAGCCCTTGTAAGAACAATAGAGGGTATTTTACAAGACGGGTTTAAAATGGGATATGAAGCGAAACAGTATGAAAATAAATTAAAACAAATTTAATTTTTCTACCCCGCAAGGGAAGAAAGGAACAAAATGGTTGAGAATTACAGTAAGGATATTTTAACAGATGGTGAACTACCTGATGGAATTAAACTATCAGAAGCCACTATCAAAAAGTTTGTTGAAATCAACGGTGAAATTGATACAGCGAATGAAGAAGTATTAGAGGAACAAACAAAAAAAGAAGAAACCGCAAAACTTTCTACCCAAACTACTAATTCAGTTAGAAAGAAAGATGAGGGGTTAAATGAGGACGGAACTGTTAAATTGGATGAGGAGAACACTTCAGAAATAAGTGATGAAAAACCAGATAAACCAGTTGCAGAAAAGAAAGAGGTTGAAACTAAACTTTCTTTACCTAATAGATTGGTTCAAGCTGCTCACAGAAATCACTTGTCAGATGAAGATATTGTCAAACTCGGCGACCGAGCAGAAACAGTTCTTTCTGCAATGGCGGATAATTCCGACAAAATAAGTGCAGAACTTGGTGAACTTGGTCGATTACGCAAGGAAGCGTTAAGGGGTAAGATTACAGAGCCAGAAACCAAACTTAAACAAATTGAAATAGAAGGTTTGGATTCTGCCGACCCTATGGTTCAGCTTATAAATAAAGGTTTTGAAACTGTTAATCAAAGAATTAGTGTTATTGAGCAAAGAAGTGCTACTACCCAAGCCACTGAAGTAGATATGCAAATAGATAAATTTTTTGATGTAAAAACAAAACAATTTCCACAATTAGGAGATTCTGCTGCACTTTCGCCGTTCCAACTTGGAATACGAAAGTCAATATATAACGTGGCGGATAATATATTTGTAGGTGCACAGGCCACAGGGAAGCCCATAACATTAAACAATGCTCTGGAAGCTGCTCTTTCAATATATGAGAAAGAGGATGTTACTAAACAAGTTAGAAGTAAAATTATTGAAGATGTTAAAAATAGAGAAGCCCAACTTACTTCCAGACCAAGCCAGAGAAAAACTGAACAAATTATTCAAGAGCCAATAAAAGCGGCCCAAGGTAAAGTTCGGGAATTCTGGCGGAAAAAGGGAGTAAATATTGATGTAGAGGGTGCTATTTAATATAAACAAAAAAAACGAAAGGTAGGTATGTTATGAGCGGTTTGTCAATGACCGACCTCGTGGATTTGACACGAACTACTCTTGAAGATTTGCCGAAGATGACGTTTGAGCAACCCCAGAAATATCAGGACTATCCGGCGTTAAATCGGTTCCTGAATATGGGATTTGAAATTTCCAGTGGTTACGGAATTAGGCGGAATATAGTTTTAACTGAAACTGGAACAGCCCAGCACGTCAGATTGTATCAGAGCACACAAATTTCAATTGCAGACAGGCAGAAACAAATTACTGCCCCTTGGGCGCACGCCAATACTTATTGGGCGATTGAGCGCAGAGAGGCATTAATGAATCGTGCTCCTGCCGCATTTGTTAATTTGCTGCAATCACGCAGAAATGATGCTATGATGGATTTGGCAAATTTGTTAGAGGAACGTGCTTGGAAATCAGTTGATAGTTCAAGTGATACGTTAAATCCAAGAGGAATTTGTTACTGGATTACAATTGGTGTTGACGGTGAAAACGGATTTTATGGTGGGCAGACAAGAGATAATAGTGGTAATGCTATTACAGAGGTAGGCGGACAAACACCCGTTGACCTTGACAGGTGGTGTAATTACTATTCTGATTATGCCGGCCCCACTGCTGCGGATGCGATGGTTAAAAAGATGCACGAAGTATTCCGCAAGATTCAGTTCAAGGCCCCACGACTTACAAAAGATTTGGAGCAAGGCCCATTTGCAAATTATGTTATTGCAATGGATGGGGACACTTTGGATGCTTACACGGAATATACCCGCAAAGCAAATGACCAAATAGGATTTGATGTTGGTAGTTTTGCTGGTAATGTGGCGTTTCAAAGGGTGCCTTTAACGTGGATTCCTGTTTTGGATACTGCTAACACCAGTATTCGTGGCACAAATCCGATTTATTTTATTAATTTTAACAAGTTTAAACCGTTTATTCTTTCGGACGATAATTTCCGTGAGGATGAACCAATTCGTGATGTTACTATGAACAATGTTGTTGTTACGTTTGTGGATTTGTCATACAACTATATGTGTGTTGATAGGCGTTCACAGGCGTTGATTGCTACACTATAACGATTAATAGGGGCGGGTATTAACCTGCCCTATTACTTCAAACAGAAAAGGTAGGAAATTTTTATGAACGTGATTCAATATAAAACAAATAAAGTTAGTAAAAAGCGAGTATATTACACAGGGTCAGATACTTTGCTTGAAGGATATTTGCTGTGTTATGATTATGATACAACCACTGATTTAGATGGTGATACAATTGCTGAAGGTAGTTGTAATAGCGGTAGATATTTGAAGGTAGAAAAACCTACGACAAATAATTGTCCATTTTTTGCTGGTATAGTTGCTGCTGAATCAGCAAATAAAGTTGGCCCTTGTTGGGTTACTATTATTGAACCAGCAAATGTGATTGTGCCGGTTTATACAGATGTAAATTGCACCAATGCCAGTTCATATTTGTATGTTGCAAATGCCAGTTATTATGCACGAGCAACAGGTGTTGTTGTAATAGGACTTGCAAATGAAACTGTTAATAGGTCTGGAACTAACGGACTTGTTCTTTGTAGAATTAAATTGAAACAAGAAGGAACAAGTGCAACCGTTTCGGATAGTTTGCTTTCAGTGGAAGTTTATTTAAAAGCATCCATTGGGTCTGATGAGACGGTTCATTCGGACGCAATTGCTGTTCTGTCTGGCAGAGCTTATTCAATTGACACAATGAGCAAGTCTAATGACGCAACAGTTGCATCTAATTCATTGTTTATGTTGCAATCGGATGAAAAAGTGCACTCGGACGCAATTGCTGTTCTGTCTAACAGAGCTTATTCCATCGATACGATGTCTAAATCAGATGATGTAACAGTTGCATCTAATTCATTGTATATGTTGCAATCAGATGAGAAAGTTCATTCAGACGCAATTGCTGTTCTGTCTAACAGAGCTTATTCCATCGATGCAATGAGTAAATCTGATGATACTACTATTACATCTAATACATTGTATAAGTTAAATTCTGATGAGACGGTTCATTCGGACGCTATTACTGTTGCTTCTAATGCAACTTATAAAATCAACAGTGATATGTCGCAAATTATGAGTGATTTAAAATCTCAAGCGTCTAATGCAAAAACTGCTGCATCTAATTTGGCAGTAATGTTATCAGATGATGTTAATTACAGTGATGTAAGTGTTTTGGCTTCAGATATTAGAAACATTGTAGTTAAAAATGTAAGTGATTTAGCTGCTGCTGTAAGTAATATCTGTGTTGCATTTTCGGATAGATTTGCCTAATAATTAGCGAAGAGCGGCAGGTGCAATTCCTGCCACTCTTTTTATGAAAGGAAATAAATGAAAGTAGTGCATTTTGTGGCCATAACTCCAGGTCGATGTGGTTTATATGAAACTACAAAAGACTTGGTTTTAGCTGAAAGAAAAATTGGTATTGATTCACAGGTTGTAAATGTAACTCTGGAAAAAGATGGATTTGTAAATAAAGATAAAATAGGCG